CTCAGCTTAGCATTACGGGGTTACTGTAGTAGTACCCGTCGCAACACCACGGGGGTTGACAATGCCAACGCCGATGATCTCGTTAACAACCCAGCCAAGCTTAAGCTGCTTGGGCTCGTCAGCGGGAAGAACCTCAATGTCCTGACGGACAGGCATCACACCAACGAACTCGGGATCAGCGGTAGCAAAGCCACGGTTTACAGGAACAACCTTGGAGACGATAATATCGGCACCGAAGACGTGTCCGTAAAGACCGGTCTGTAGAAGCTCACGCTGAGTGACAGGATCGACCTGTGAGTTTGCACCACCGGCAGATTCCCAGGTGAGAATGTCGGTGAACTCATTGATGTTGAGGAAGTACTTAGAAGTAACTAGGTCCCAACGATCAATCTGTCTCTTAAGGTTAACAAGGCCGTCCTTCTCAAGGGCCGTGCCAACGCCACCGGGAGCAAGGTCAACCGCAGCATTCTCGCCACCAAGCGCGCTGTCACCAGCGAACGTGAGGGCAGAGAAGACGTTGGCATCTTCCTGAGCCTGGATCTCCTGACGAGCCTTCTGCTGGGCACGATCGATCACGTTGAAGCGACGACGCTTGACCTCAGCAATGCGGACGGTCGGGTTAGAAACAACCTCGAACTCAGGGATGGTCACCCTATCGCCAAAGACGCGGGACTCGGGAGCAGCACCGTTGCTGGAAACAACAACAGCAGCTACGTCGATATCACGGTCGTAGACGGGGAGAGCACCCTGGGGTAGAGGATCGACAACTAGAGCCTTGCGAGCAACACCCTGATAGTCGAGGTTTCTGCGGATTGGGTTAGCCATTGCCTGACCGAGAGCAATCTTGCCCTCCTGGGTCATAAGCGCCTGCTTGATCATCTCGTCGCGCTGGCCATCATTTAGAGAGGGAGCGGCAGCCTGAGCAGAGCTAGAGGGCTGTAGATCCTCAATGATGGAAGCGTACTTGACAATCTGAGATAAAGCCTCAGCAACATTGGAGGCATTGATTTCACCATGTGTATTAAATAGATTTGACATTTTATCCTCCTATTATGCCTGTGCGTTACCGGTGTAGAATACCGCTATAAACTCAGCTACAGACGGCTCGCCTACAGCAGATGCGGTGGTTGAGACTAATGACGTATCTGTCATAGCTCCGACTGAAATTGCAACCTGGTCACCACCGAGTGCCGCACCGCCAAGTAGGCCGTTAGCATCAGCGTGAACTGGAAGGTTTAGGGCAAGCCCGCTTAGAGGGGTTCCTGAATCGTCAGCAGCGGCACCACTAACGCCGTAAAGGCCGGCCATAGCCCAAACCGTGACCTTTCCTGAGGCACGATCAGTTGAGGGGCCGAGAACGACAGCGCCATTGACCTGAGTTGCCTGACCAGCATTCTGGCCGATTAGTGAACCAAAAAGAGTGCCATACTCTTCCGTGCCCTCGTCGGCAAGGCCGCCAAGTGAGCCGGCAGTTCTTGTGGCTACAGAGAAGGTTACAGTACCTGCTCCAGAATAGGGGCCGGGTTCGCCAACGTCAGCAGCGTAACCCTCGGTGCCGCCCGCAGCCTCAAGCTGAACATACTCGCCACCCTCAAGGGTGCCGGCGTCTGCATCAGCAAGGTCGAACATGCCGAGGGGTCTTAAACTTGGATTTAATAGTTTTAAAGCCATTTTAATTCTCCTGAATTATTTTAAAAAATTTTAATATATTTAACCATTAAATATATTGTCTAGGTTTTACTTGATTTAATCAACAAGTTCTTTAACTTAGCGTATCTAGATGTAAAGTTGCCGGTGGGTGCGCTCAAGGCCACATCCTCTAACTTCTCTTTTTGCTCCAAACCATTTTCAACCAATCCGCCGTTACCCATTGCATCAGATACTCTGATTGCTTTTGGATGCGCCGAAAGAGTTAAATCTCGGCCTGTTTCATCATGAAGTTTGTATAGCTCCTCGTAATCTCGATTTCTATTTTCCGATTCAGCATCATACAGTCTACCTAGACCTGTAAAATATTCTCGGAGAGTTTTGTCTTCGTTAGCTAGATCCTTTACGGCATCTTTAACGTAAGACTTTGATACTTCATCAGC